ACGTATTGAATAAAGACGTCGAACGCATTCCAGCAGGTAATCCGAATACACCTCACGGAAATAATGGTTGTAAGCCTCGATATCACTGAACGATTGCGCCTTATGAGTAGAGAAAACAGGTTCAACCGGAAAATGGATACCCGAATAAGGCGACTCTTTTTTGCAGTGACGAAAATCGGCTAACTTGACCGTAAAGCAGAGATAATCAATGGTCACTGGCGATTGTTCGTAGTCCTCAATGAACGTGTATTCTTCAACGGTATGACTCACGAACTCAGACACCACAGGGTTATTCTTGGTACGGAACAGGTAATCTTTTGGCGCTTTGTGTGCGTACGATTTGCGCTTGAACACGTCCACATCGTTCATGCAAAGCTGGTTAATCACACCAGAGCCACACTCAGGACAACAACACGTCAGCACTGATTCGTAGTTAGTTCCACAATCCATACACGCGCGTTTCATGGTTGAATCCCCATGATTTCAAGACGTTCATCGAGCGTGGTGTTCGTGATGTCGATTAACTTGTAATAGATACCGTTAGAATTGAGGTAAGCAACAAGGCCATTGTACGAGCTGAAAAAATCCCATTCACCGAACATGTAAACGGACACGGAATTGTCAGGCATGAGGTCGTAAAAGATTCTTTCAGCAGCCATGAGTTATTCCTCAAGACCAAAGAAACGAGACAAAGCGAAAGACAGCAAATCCCACACAATGCGAGCGCCAAAATACCAAGCCACACAATAGAATGCGATTGCCTCAGCAATCATATCTATGTCGTCAACAGTTAGGAGCATTGCGTTTTCCATGACACCGCCTTGAACAGCTAAATGGGCGACCACAACAAGCGAAGCTTCAAGGGCTAACGCCCGAAGTGGTCTAATACATAAAATTCTATAGTTAGTTAATACAGAAATTTATGTGCCGTCAATAAAGAAAATTATGTAGTAAAAGACTAGAATCAGATTAATGAAGAACTTTGGGGACAACCAAAAATGTATACAAACATGCTGCTAGATGCCTACAAAGAGAAGATGAAATATGTGCAATACAAGCAAATCGCGCATGATTTAGGTGTAAGCCCTCAAATGATCACTGAAGTAAGAAAAGGAAGAACTTACCTCAATGAAAATCAGATACTTATGCTTGCAGAAGCTGTAGGTGAAGAAAAAGAGCGTGCTTTGATTGGTTTAGCAATGGATAAAGCAAAATCTCACGAAGCACAAATGTTATGGCACAACATTGGAAAAAAGTATAACGGGCTAGGTTTTACAGCAATATCAATGATTTGCGGTGCGATTGTCGCCCCACTGGAACCCATTAGAGACTACGTATTATTTCGCCTTATGGTAAATCAAATTAATTAGATTTCAGGCATTTAAGTGTAATTCTCTAGTGTAACATTCATTTACATTTCACCTTTTAAAAAGGTGAAATCACATGAAGTACAACAAGATGCACAAAAATCTATTTTTCAGGGAAGTGTTATGCGGTTTAACCGTCGAAGAGACGGCAAAACTGTGTTTTAAAACTGTGAGACAGGTCAAATTGTGGGACGGTGGAAAAAATGACATACCACCCGAATGCAAGAGACTGATGCGAATGATTAAGGGCAGAGAACTACATAACAAACCCGATTGGGAAGGGTTTCAAATGAGAGGGGATTATTTGATCCTTCCCAATGGTCAACAAGTCACATCACAACGACTTCTTACCGCTATTAGTGTGCTTGAAATCGAGTCGGAAATTGAAATTAGAACGACTTCCAAACTTATTAAATATGCACGAATGCTATCAAAATTGATTTAAAAATATCCGTGTCGGCTCAAACAACCAAAAAGAACTGATTTTTATAGTACAAGAGCTCCTGTTCGTATGGCATGTTATACCGACACGGTCTAAATTTTGTGCCTACCATCATGTTTTAATTACATAAAACAATAGGATATGAAATTGCGTTCTGTATTTTCCTCTAAACTAGTACAGAATTATTCTAGTTAAAAGATACTTTTAGGCATCAGGAGAATATATGAAGCACAATAGCTTAGATTCAAATAACGTTGATCTACTCGTTGCATCAACAAAATCAGTTTTAGGCGCAGTTCCGTTTGCTGGTCCGTTGCTTTCTGAAATAGTCGGGAGTGTTATACCGAATCAACGCATTGACCGATTAACTCGATATATCCAACAGCTAGAAGTACGTTTAGATTCAGTCGAAAATATAAAGATTGAAAATTTACTGAAATCTGCAGAGGGAGTCGACTTAATTGAAGAAAGCTTTTACCAAGCATCAAGAGCACTTACCGAAGAGCGGAGAGACTACATATCAAATATTGTCGTAAACGGAATCGACGATAGTATTATCGACTATTCGGAGTCAAAGTATTTATTCAAGATATTAGAAGAATTGAATGAGCAAGAGGTTATTTGGCTCAGATTCTACTTGTATCCAACACTTGTTGGAGATGAAGAGTTTAGAGAAAAGCATAAAAATGTCCTAGAACCTATTTACGCTTTTATGGGCAGCGATGAGCGAACTGTTGAGCGTTCTTCTCTGCAAGAAAGTTATAAAGAACATTTAGAGCGCTTAGGACTTGTCAGGTCTCATTACCGTATTGATCGTCAAACTGGAATGCCACAGTTCGATAAACAAACAGGTAAGCCCTCTGTGGCATATCGTTCGATTACAACAATAGGGAAGTTGTTACTAAAGCAAATTGGTCTCTATGATGAAACAAATGCCTAACAAACTGTTTAAGAGTGATTCGCAACGCTTAGTATCTGCAGTCACCTTGTAGTTATGTGGAAAGTACCCCCGTAGTACATACTCGGGGGTTTGCTCCGTTCCTCCGCCTCCTCAGTCCTCGTCGTTGTGCGTCCCGTCGCCAAAACCCCAAAACAAAAACCATTAAAGAAAGATGAAAACCTCTTTCGACACTCAAGAGGTTTAACGCTGGTAAGACATCGAGAAAATGCTTTAGGCTTTTGCGCTTGTTGAAGCTCTTATTTAGGCTTGGCAGGAAGAAGGTGTTTTTTTCTGATTTAGCCAACGCAGAATACTAACCGCGCCAGTTAAGTGTCGTGGAAATGCTGGACTTTGCCGAGTGGCTTGGTGTCACCGTTCGCAGGCTTGCTCACTGCATCCCCCCAAAGGGGGGATAGTTGTCAGGTATGTCATTTGAAATGACATACCAAGATTAGAAAACAGACCCGAGTTTGATGTCTGCTTGTTCGGTGGTGTTTTGTGGTATGTCTTTCTCTTTGGGCTTACAAAAGACATTCAACTGGACGGCCTCCTTAGTCAGCTGCAATAGGCAATCATCGAAATGAACATAAGTGATGTTGTTCGCCTTGAGGAACATATCGTCAAACCTGTACGTTCCTTCGGGCGTGTTGGCCTCCAACGTCACCATAAAACGAAAACCTTTGGCACCGTTTTGCGTCACATGCCCCGTATAGTAGAGGTTCTGAATCTCATACAATCCAAGCATCTGGCGAATCAGTTCAAGCCTGTTTGATGCAAGAGAAACTGAATCACCGGCACGAGTGTTAGACGTACCGCTATTCCCACCATCAGATACATTGCCACCACTTTGAGCGCCGCCTTTAACCACCCCAGTGGACGAGCCAGAAACTTGAGACTCAGTGACCGACGAGGACGATTGCGCATCCTTCTCAGAAGCACCAAAAACCAGACCGGATAAACCATAAACAAAGTACCCCATGCACCCTATACCAATAACAAACGTCGCTAAGAACTTCGGGTTCTTATACAACACATTCACCGCACCGGATTGTTTCGCTGTACCTGTCGCCGTGGACTTGTAAAGCAAGAACGCCTCAAGCGGTATTTTTACGCTCAGAACGTTTGGATCTTTTCCTTTTGGGATAACAGGCGTTGCCGTATTTTTAGGGTGTTTGTATATATACGGCTTACGACGCGCCCAGAACATGCCGTCATTACCTTTGTGGAAAAAGCACTGTTCAGCACAGGCGCGGATTGCCGTATCAATCTGACCCCAATCAGGCGACAGTAACTCAATATCCCAGTTGTATTTTCGGTGACGCATGAATCCTTCATTGAACGAAAACGGATAGATAATCCGGCCTTGTTCGTCGTATTCCGCTTGACCTCGGTCGTCCACTTCCGATGCATCGAGTTGAGTCATATCAACGGGCAAGTATCGAGAGTGAAAGAACGCTTCATAGTCTTTGGGCAGGTTCGGCAGAAAATCCGAAAGAGGGCGACCGGACACCTTTTCCATACGAAAGCCGATGTTCTTGGAAAAGATATCCTGGCACTCATCAATCACAATAAGTGCGCCCAGTGGACACCACGAAAAAAAGTGTTGCCATAGGTCAATGCCGTTCTTGTCTCGACTGAATATCCGAATCAATCGAGCCGTAGAAGGAAAGGTGATATCGAGACGTTTCTCTATTTCCTCAAGTGGTTGCATCCCTTCAATGTTGGTCACGACCACACGGCCAGCTTTAAGGGCAGGGAGTATCACAAAATGACATACATAGGATGATTTGTAAGAGCCATTCGCCCCCGTTCTTATCGTAATCGCCATGTCATCACCTCAGCATCTTCATCACAAAGCCAGTCGATAGAAAGTTGAAGTAAACGCCAATCGCGTGAGGCACACCGAACGCATAAGCGTAGTACCTCAACTCGTCCGGTAAGGCGTTAAACGCACTGGCAACCACCGAGTTAAACCCAATTTCCTTGAGTAACAATTGCGCGGTGGTGTAATAGACTTGCATGGTCCAGATAAGCCAAGTCAGTTTGGCTTTGATATACCAAACGTTAATGTAGGCCATGAGTTGTTGGAAGTAGGTCGGAATGAAATCGAAGAACTCGACAACGGTCTGACCGACATCCCCAAGCGCATTCAAAATGTCTAACAGAAATTGCATACAAACCTCCGTGTTATTTCACTAAGAAACGAACGCCATACAGCACCGCTAGGAAAAGCAGAACGGCAGCGATTAAGCCTGAATTGTCTAAAAGAGCAGGGAATACACTAGAGCCGAATGAATATTCATGCCCTCGAAGATGGAACTTCCAGCGGTGCTCAACGTACTGGCCGCCATTGAGTTCGGACGAATCAAACGAAAACAGACCTTGCATCGCTTTCATTTGCTCGGAGTATTCGGTTTTTAGTGTTTCGATTTCGGCTTTCATTTCGGTCAGCGTTTCTTCGCCATAAAGACCCGTACCGTTGAAATCGATTTTTCCCTCAGAGCCGCGAGTCGAAAGACCATCACCGTTCAATGTGCCAACGATTGAATCAATCCCATCACCAATGCCTTGCAGTTCGGTATTCAAACCCTCGAAACCGTCACCCAATGCAGTGGATAAACCGTCAACCGTTCCTGATAGGGTGCCGATGTCGTCAGACAGTCCAGACACATCACCGGACAGAGACGAAATCGCAGACATCACCTCCGTATTATCACCAGAGCCGCCCTCCATATTGTTAATGGCGTCTTGCATAGCGGAAAGTTGAGTAGACAATCCAGCAATAGAGGCTGCATTGTCTTTGACCAATTTAGCGGTTGGTGTCGTATCGCTATAAAGTGTCTGCATGATGCTGCCATGCATGTTGCCAATTTGATTCGCTAGATTTCCGGCTGATATGCCAATCTGACTATTAATAGAGCCAGCAGACATTGAAATTTCAGAACGAATCAAAGAGGTTTGAGATTCAGACAACGCATCTTGATTTTCAAGCAACGCTTCTAAACTGGAAATGCCATCAACAAGACCGTCGGTATTTTCTTTAATGAGTGCTTTCTGTTCAGCAAAGTGTTCGCTTGTTGAATCGGCAAATACTTTCGTAAAATAATCATGCTGATCCAACGAAGCACTAAGAGCAGAAAAATGTGTGTTCGTTGAGGAATATAGACGTTCAATGATTCCATTCGTTTGACTGACTTTAGAGGTCAACGCAGGCATCTTCATGTCGTACTCACAGGTCACTTTTAACGCGCCTGTTTCGTTGCTGTAATAGTTGTTATAACAAACCGTTTGCATCTTTTCGGGTTCTTCAGGTTCGGGAACATCAATAAAATCTCCACCTGGCCACATCATATTGCCTTGTTCACCTTCTGATTCTGTGCAGACATCACCCGTAGAGACGAAATCGCCAACGCACTCGCCAGATTCCGCAAAGCATAAGTTGACCGTTGCCTTGTATTTGCAATTCCCCGCCGTTCCAAGGCAGAGATAAGGCGCAGAACCATAAATAGAACCGTTCCAAGTTTGATGCCCACTTTCTATGCCAACCGGACAATCGTACGCATACACAGCCGAAGAAAGACAGACAGTAAGAACGAACAGGAGAATTAAAAAAGTGTTAATCGCACTACGCATCGTCATTCCTTTAAACAAAAAACGCCCCCATCAGGAGGCGTTAATACCAGTGTAAAAGCCGTATATAAACGCTCCACCATTCGCCAAGGCGAGAAATATAGTGGTGACGTTAGAGACAACCTCGAACATCGTCTTAACGCATAGCGCCCATAATGGCACGAAGGCCGAAACCGATAGCAGCCAAGCCGATGAGACCAATCACCACAATACTGTAGTTACTTTGACCTGATGAAACGGCTGCATTTAGCGACTCTTCAACGGTTGCATTAGCCACACCAGAAGCCACAACCGCAGAGACAGAAGCACCGATTTTTAACGCATGTTTTTGGATAAAAGTTTTCAT